TGTTCCCGTCATGGGTCTATGGACCTCTAGTATCGGTATCATTGGACTTGCTCTTAATCTTCGTGCTTACGACTTTGTATCTCAGGAGATTCGTGCAGCGGAAGATCCAGAGTTTGAAACTTTCTACACGAAAAACATTCTTCTGAATGAAGGTCTACGTGCATGGTTGGCACCAGTCGATCAACCACATGAGAACTTTGTGTTCCCAGAGGAAGTCTTGCCTAGGGGCAATGCTCTGTGATATACTGGGAGGGGAAACCCTCCTTTTTTAATGATCAGTTCGGAGACACCATACAAGTTGGCAGAGATCATCAGAGATACTTGGCCAAACATTTATAGACCATACAAACAAAATAATAAAACAAATGAACGAATATTGGGAAGTGTTGAACCCTTTGGGGAAGAAAATTGCCAACACGGGGACCATTGATGATGCAATAAGACTATGTGAAATGCGTGGTCATGGACACACATATCGTAAAGTTAAATTTATTATGGACCAAGTAATTGATATAACTTCTACGACAGATAAACAACTTCCTGGACAACAGGGGTTGCCTGCTGCAAAAGAAGAACTGCCACCAGTAGAACTTCAGCAGCAAGTTTGGCTCCCTGAAGGACAGGGAATTCCAGTTAACGCTAAATAACTTTCAGTTTTATAACAACCATGAAGTTTACAATTTATTCAAAAGACGGTTGCCCATATTGTGTAAAAATTCAACAAGTCTTGACTATGGCAAATCTTGAGCATATAATATACAAGATGGGAAAAGATTTTACTAGAGAAGAATTTATTGCAGAATTCGGAAAAGGTGCAACTTTTCCTCAGGTGGTTTTAAATGATGAAACTCTCCTAGGAGGATGTACTGATACAGTAAAATATTTGCAGGAAAATCAAGTAATCTGATGAGTAATCTTCACGAAGTTTATAGTGATGTTGAAAAAGCAATTGACTATGCATTCAATGGTCAATTTGTTATGAAGTTTTATGATTACCTAAAAATTAGAGGAACAAAAAAAGTTGAAGTTGATGAGTTTATTGAAAGCCCAACTGCTAATGAAATAAGCAGTCTTGTTACAGATTTGGATGAATACCTTGAAGGTGGTTCTGACGAAATGCATAAACAACTTCGTGAGGGTTATGGTCATATTCCTAAACCCGAAGCAAGAAAAATTAGAAATTATTTGTATAAAATTTTAGAAGATGCCTTGAAATATAGTCATGACAAACGACCAGGAAGGCGCAAAAAGCAAACTAAATAACAGTGATCCCCAGATTAATCGGGGAGTTGAGTTATTACTACGCAATAGGAGGAGAAGATCAGAAAAACCAAAAACTTTTCAAGTGAAGTTTGGTAAAATGATCTCTCTGTTCCGAAGAGAGTTTCATTTCTTTTTTGAATTTCACTTTGATACAAGAAAAAAATAGACTCTCTGGAGAAAGAAAAATGTTAGCAGTAACTCTAACCATAGGAACATTGGTTTCAATCATGTTCTTTTTTGTAGGAGGAGTAGTAGGATGGTTAGCAAAAGAACATTTCTACCAAACTCAACCAGTTTATACACACCCAGAGATGTTTGACTCAAATGGGAATGTAATACCCGACGAAATTTTAGCTGTGAGATTTGAAAATGACTACGACTACGACGAAGAAGAAGACGACGACTGAGAAACCAATTGAAACTCTGCCGCCAAATCCATTTGTTTTTGAAGTTTTAGAACTTGCTTCAAAACAAAGGAGTAATGCAAAGAAAGTTGAAGTTTTGAAAACATATCAACACGACTCTTTGAAAAGTATTTTTATTTGGAATTTTGATGATTCGGTAATTAGTCTTCTTCCCGAAGGTGATGTTCCTTATGGGAACGCTGATGAGCAATCTGTTTATTCTGGCACTCTTTCTGAGAATCTTATGAAAGAAGCTGCTGGTGGTGCTTCTGCAACAGGTCAAGATTTAGATGGAAGAGGTCGCACGTCTCTTCGTAGAGAGTATCAAAACCTTTACCACTATGTTCAAGGTGGTAACAACGGACTCTCTACTATTCGCAGAGAAATGATGTTTATTAATCTTCTACAAGGTCTTCATCCTAAAGAGTCAGAAGTATTAATTCTTACTAAGGATAAGAGACTGACAGATAAATACAAAATAACATTTGAAAATGTGAAAGAGGCATACCCCGATATTCAATGGGGTGGTCGTTCATGACAGTTGCTACAGATACGGAGAAAAGTATGGCAGAGTACGGAAAAGAAGAGAGAAATATTCTGCCAAGCAATTATGGTTGTGATATCTTACTACAAGACACAACTATTGAAAGAGCAAAAGATTCTTCTTTTCCAAACGATGCATACCTTATTTGGTACAATGACGGAACAGATCATTTAGATTTGGTAAGAGGAACAAGAACTCGTATTTTTGACATGTACTATGACAAGTATGGTCCAGGTGCAGTTCAAAAGATTGATTTTGGTTATGGCAGAACAAACCCTAAACTGTGGGGATATAAACAACCTGATAAAAAGAAAAAAAGATGAGTGAAGGTTTTGGCGGATTTGCCGATAATGCAAGTGACAAAAAATTTCGTCTCTATGTTAAAAATAGAGAGATTAATAAACTAATCAAAGAATACAAGAAACTTAAAAAATATCAAAAGTCATCTATCTTTGAGATTGAAAAACTAAGCGGTCAAGAAACAAAAATAGATAAACTTATCAATCAATATGGGATAGACTCTGAAGCGTTGGAATAATGGGAAAACATTATCTTCTTAATTTGTATGGATGCTCGTTTGTTCTTCTGGACAACGAGCGTTGTCTTATAGATCTACTTGAAAATGCTGCCATTGCAAGTGGTGCTACTGTGATTCAAACTATCTCAAAGAAGTTTGAACCGCAGGGTGTGACTGTTCTATGCCTTCTGTCAGAGAGTCATATTAGTATTCATACTTGGCCTGAAGAAGGTAAAGCAGCAGTGGATGTTTATACTTGCGGAGATTGCAATCCTAAAATTGGATGTGATATAATTATTCAACAACTTTATGCTCAAGATCATACCTTGAGTTATATTGAAAGGTGAATGCTAAATAACCCTATCTGGAGATTACATATGCTCTCTACACAATATCGCCTGCGCTTGGAAGGTATCTGTAATAAGATTGCCAAGCACGAAGAGGTGAGTTTAGAAGATATGATCTGGGCAGAGAAACTTGCAAAGTCGAATAGATCGGCTGCAACAATTTTACGTCAGGCAAGAAGAACTGCAGAAAATCCCACAATGCAAGAGGGGGATATGGATGACTTTTTAAACCAACTTGATATTGGTGGTTTAGGTCACGAACGCTTCGGTAAGCGTGGTTTTGATAGTGTTGATGATATGGTTGACTGGTGGACGGAAGACAGAGATAAACCAGAAGACTGGAGACAAAGAGATTGACAAAGTAGGATACATAGTTTATAATTCCGTTACATCATTACCTTATCATGGACTACAAACCTTATACTGCTGAGTGGAATAGGAAGAGATATCTTTCCGAAGCGGTACAAAAATATTTTGAGGATGATATCTCTGCAGATGTTATTGTAGATGATATTGTAGACACTCTTGAAACTTGGGCATCCACGTATAGGAAACAAACAAATAAACTTGAAGAAGTATTAAGTAAGTTGAAGTAATATTTTTTGTAACACATGTTACAAAACTACTTGACTATATAGTGGGATAGGTCTATAATGACCTCACGTTCATCCAGGTAACTGGACGCAAGTAGGACGGCGGAACGGTACGTTCATTCGCTATTCGCAAATAGCGAACGCAAACCGCCCGAAGGAACGGGACTAACCATCTCATTCTGGAGGAAATCCTAATGGCTAAAGTAGTATATCGTGGCATCGAGTATGATACCCAGAAGCGTCTGGAGTATCAACAGCAAATGGCACAGCAACCCCAACAGTACAACGAAAACTATCGTGGTGTTCGTTATGTAAAGGAGGGTCATAAGTGATGCAAAAACTCAATGTGCTTCAACTCATTAAAGAGCAGAAGCAGAAAGAAACGCGTCGCCATCAAGCACAACTTGCTAACGTAGGTGCGGGAAAATGATTGCTTTAGTAGCATCCATTTGTGGTGCATCTACAGCATTCATTCTTTTGATTTATGCGGAAGTTCTGTTGCTGAGTAAGTAATGGAGGACTACCATTATCACTATGATGATATGGACAAGGACAATAGAGGTCCCGCTTGTTATCTTTTAACATATCGTGGGTGTCGTTATTGGTCTTGTTATCGGATTCATCTAGTGGAATGGTTTGAAAAAATGTTTAACTCAGAGGGATCTTAAAGATCCCTCTTTTTTTTGAGTATATTTGCTGATTGACCAAATGTTTTGAGTTTATTACAATAGTAATATCTTCGGGATTATGCCCATGTAACAAAAACATTCTTTGTGATTAATTTACTATTGCCTGGAGGCATTATGCATAACCTTATTTCTTTCAATCAACTTGCAGAATGGAAACATTTTGAAGAGACTTTGGATAAATGTAATGATGAAATGGATTTGATAAATGATTATTATAATTGTTTGATTGAATGCAATGATGATCAGGTGGCATGTAAAAGAATTTGTAGGAGAATATTAGAATAGTCTAGTTGAGGGGTTGACTACCCCTCTTTTTTTGTATATAATACCTTTGTTGAGGTTGATAAAAAATGGATAAAGAGAAGCTTAAGCTAATTGTCAGAAACCTTGAATCTCTGGTAGAATGTTTAAAGTCAGAAATTTATTCTGACGTAGATTCATATAAGATGAGCTACGAAGAGATTTCACAACACCTTACTGATTACGACGAAGTATTTTATGACGGAGATGACGATGGATATCCAGATTGATGAGTTTGAGTTTATGAAACCAGAAGTAAAACTCATCAGTGTTACGCCAGATGCAGAGAAGCACATGGCATATTGTGCTCGTGTAAGTAATCCTGCGAATCAAGAAAACGAAAAGTTCTCAGGTCTTCTCAAGTATTGTATTCAACATCAGCACTGGAGTATTTTTGAGCAAGCAATGATGACTGTGGAGATCAATACTACTCGTGGTATTGCAGCACAAATCCTACGTCATAGGAGCTTTACATATCAAGAATTTTCTCAGCGTTATGCTGATACAAATCTTTTAAACAAAACTATTCCTCTTCCTGAACTACGTCGACAGGATACAAAGAATCGTCAAAACAGTATCGATGATATTCCAGATTATTTGAGACTGACTTTAACCGAAGATATCCGTGTTCATTTTGAGCACTCCCTACGCCTCTACAATCGTCTTCTGGACAAGGGAGTGGCAAAGGAGTGTGCAAGGTTTGTATTGCCTCTAGCAACGCCTACAAGACTCTATATG